GAACGAACCGTCTTGTAGCTGTCCCCTGGTGTCAAAGCAGTAGACCTCTTTGACAGAAGGCAACGTGACCAAGTAAAAGGCCTCTTTCTCAGAGTACACAGACTTGATGTTGGCAAGCGTTTCGCCAGCAACAATGTCCATGATGTCATTACGCACGTTCTTGGACAGATCTCCAAGCGGAGCAGACTTCTCAATGATAGTCCTGGCAAAGGACCTGACACCAGAGTTGGACAAGAACAGCACATCTTTGCCTGTTGTCTGGATCGTATCCCGTGCGATACATCCGATACCACCAACAGTGTCACTAAGCTGCATCGTAGATGGCGTAGTGGCATCTTGATAGACCAGAATCTGCCGCTTGCCGAAGATGATCAGGAAGCCGTTGTGGGCAGCGAGTCCTTGGATCTCATCAGGGCCGTTTGGCCAGATCCTGTCCACATTGAGAGAGCCAGCAGTGCCGGTAGACCACACATGACCTGCCAGCAGATCAGAGAAGTAGACCGTGTTCTTGACGGTAGACGTATTGGCTACCCACAGCCTACCAAAAGCCGACAAAGCGATGTTGGCGCTTGGAACCGTAGAAACATAGCCTGTTTTCTCGCTCACACGACGATAGGTCGTAGTGCTAACAGCGGGGTCATAGATTAGCGGATCATGGCCCGTTTGGAAGAAATAGGTGATCCCATTGAGAGAGGAGCAAGACCAATTGCTAGCAGTGATCGTAGGAGCCGTCCCACCCCCCCCGTAGGTCAATTCCACGACAGCGTTAGAGCCATCGAGCTTGAACAGCTTGTTATTGCCTGCGAACAATACAGTCAGAGTGCCGTCAGACTGCACAAGCTCATGGATCACGCCAACAGGATTAGCCCCAAGATTGCCAGAAGAGCTATTGACCTTAGACCAGCCCTTGCGAGAGCCGATACGGCCATACTGGTCGATGATGCAGTTCGTCGCAACAAGAGCAAAGCCAGCCGCCAGATCAAGAGGCGAGTCTTGCGTGTTCAACCCGAAGAAGCCTGGGGCTGAGATGCTGGCAATCTGAAGCGGCTCACTCATATCGCAACAAATTCTTGGTTCTCAGGGTACCGAGTGCTTTCAAGAGCGATGTAATCTGCTAGCATGGCTCTATAAAGCTGGTAAGCCTCAGATGAAGCTAACCCACCATCTTCCCCGCGCTCCACCAGGGCACGAGCATAGGCATTCTGTACCACCAGAACGTCTGGAACCAGTACAGATGTACTGTCCGACGACAGCGTAGCCTGAGGCACTGTGAGGCTGAACTGCATCGTATAGACGTTGTCTGGACGAGCGTAGAGAACCACCTTGGTGTCTCCATTTCCGTCAACCCCATCAAACGCATATGCCTCTGGGATACCAGTGATAGGCGTAGAAAAGTTCTGTAGACGATTCATCTCTACAAAACTCAGGTTCCGCAAGCCAACGTTAGACGTTACGTTGATGCCATCCATCACCTGGAACTTCTGACCAGCGCCGGTCATGGAGTAGATGTAGGTGCCAGCAACAGTGTTGAAAGTAAGAGTCTGACCCAACACGTTCCAGGCGTAGGAATCCTCGATCTGGCGCTTTGCATCATTGACAAACTTGCCAACCAGAGTGGAGTAGGTCGTTTCCGTGCTGGTAGATACGGTAGTCTCCCGCAGCCTAATCAGCACATCATTGATGAGTTCTAGGTAGGTCATTGCCGTGTCAATCCTGTTTCTTCAAAGGTGGCGATGAAGCTAAACGAACTGCCAGATTCAGTCGTAATCTTGATCGAATCACCTTCTTCCAACACAATGTACGCATTGCCATCGAACTGCAAGTAGTTCTTAGCTGATAAGGTGTAATCTGTCAGAATGTCGTAAGTTGCACTTGCGCTGGAGTCAATCCACTGCACCGTGATGTGCTTTGTTGATCCACCAGTATTGTGGATGTACATCACCGTGAACTTGGCGTAGTAACCCGTCGGAACCGTATAAACGGTTGTTAGCGTTGCCGCTGTTGGATTTACACCGACGGAAACTGGCCTCACTTCTTGTTCCTCGCTGAGATCGCCTTAGCTTTCGACCTTGCATCTGCTTTGGACGATGCGCCCCAGGCTCGGAGGGACAAAAGAAGACGAGTGGGTTCGCCATTCTTGTACTCAGGCCCGGGCATATTGCCCATACGCGCTAGGAAGGAGGCCCTTCGCGGGTTGTCACCTGATTTGACGGGAGGTTTGAGGTTCCCGCCTGTAGATTCATTATAGGACTTTCTACCCTTGGCGTTAAGCCCCCCAGCAGGGTTTTTGCCTTCCTTGCGAGTCCAGGCTGAAGATTTAGGCATTTTTTCCTCACGCCCACACGCGATGCGGGCTACTTACTTGAACCGCAAACGGAGTCAGTTTATCACTCTGAGGCCCACGGACATTGACATGCCAGCCGGGCAGCGCAGTCATGACTGGCTCCTCGTCTGTGCCGCCTGTGCGTTCGTAGATGACGCCAATGGTGTCAATGCTTCCCTCGTATCCTTCCAGCGCAGTAGTGGCTTGGACTTCGCTTGTGAATTTTAGGTATAGATCAGTCATGCTGTGATCCCTTGCAATTCAGCGTTTGCCAAGCGACGGGGGTAGTAGGCAATTTGGCGTATATAAGCTGCACCCAAAGGAGTAAGCCCCTGCCCAATACGCATAGTCGAAACAGTAGGGATAGTTGCAGAAGTGTCGGTAGCCAATGCAACGCCGTTTAACGCGCCACTTACATTGTTAGTTGCGTAGGCCAGTGCCGTCTTAAAAACAACATTGCTTATTACACTTGCAGATGAATCAAGTGATGATTGCGTAACACCGCCCGAGACTATAAAGACGCGCATCTTAGCGGTACTGGTTGTTTGAAACGCTATGCGGTTGCTGTTAGTACCATCATCAATTTGGAGCAAACCTGTTGTTGCAGCTAAATAACCCCGACTTGCCTCGCAAAATAAAGATCCCTCACTCGCGTTATACCAACTACTGAAGTTCGTCCCCGTCATCACTGCCACATCAGCCGCACGGGTCACTTGTGACGCCACTGTGGGAATGTAGCTGGTGGGGAAGGCTCCGGCTTCTAGTTGAGCGCCCCAGATGTAAATAGACTGCCCAGTTCCAGCGTAAGTAGACGCAACAGATGCGTTTGCAGCCGTAGCAAATCCAGCTACAAAACGAACACCAGTGGGTGATGCTGTGCTTCCCACTGTTCCAGTTACAGAACAGCGATACCAGCCGTTACCCACAGCCGTGATGCTACTGCTGGTAAAGGTTGCGCCGTTAACAGCGTTACTTCCAGCAACCACCCCAGTGGATAAATTAAAAGTTGATGCAACACGACCATATGCAGAAGAGTCCGAATCTCCCGTAACGTACAAAATAAACAAATTGCTTTGGTCGTTTTGCTTTGCGTAAATTGTGGCTGTAACAGCAGAAGTAGTCGGCGCGGATGTTATTGTGGCTGTTCTTATAAGGTGCGTACCACTTGCTGTGTCATCGGCAAAGGTGTCGCCAGTCAGTGCCCCATCAGGAGCAACAACCGTATTGGCCGTGATGCTGCTGCGAGTCTTAGTCCAAGCTGCATTATCAAACTGCTCAGAGTAAGTCAACAAATTCACCCGCTGCTCCTCAATCAGCAGCCCCAATGGAGCCAGCGTAGTGGGGTTGTAGTCAAAGCGTGGTGCGTCGATGGCAGCCGTTTGGATCAGCCCGTCGGAGCCGGTAAACGTGGCTGTGGTGCTGCGCGTGAAGGTGATGCGGGGGTCGAGGGTTTGAGACCTTGTGAACGAAAGTTCAAGACTTGGTGGAGAAGTAACTCCAGAAACACCATACGGGATGAAACCGACGGCTGAAACATGCCAAGTATCCGTAGAACCTGCATCAAAAAAAACAGGTATGTAGTCCAAGAAGGCTTGAAGACCAATCCCAGAACTAATTTCTTGGATGGCGATAAATCCGTTGTTTTCGTAAGAGCCTTCAACAAGAGAAGTGCCACTACCAAAATTGACCGGGATGTAATCAACCCATCTTTGCAATCCAGTAACGTCGCCTAAAAATAGTGCGACGAGCTGTCTGCGCCCTGTAAAAGGATGTAAGCTAGATGGGAAAGTTCTTGGAACCATGATTAACTACCTTTTTTTGCGGTCTTAGCTGATTGCTTAAAAGCCGCAGGTGTTGGAGCGCCTTTGGTGCCGGGCTTACGCATCTTTTCTCCAGAACCAGCCTTGATGCGGGCGCGTTTGGCGTTGATATTGGCGTACAGACCCAGCTTCATTTCTTCTCCTTACCTGCTTGCGACAGGGCAATCGCAACTGCCTGACGAGGACTCTTGACGACAGGCCCACCCTTACCAGAGTGCAGTGAGCCTGCCTTGTACTCGCGCATGACCTTGCTGATCTTCTTCTCAGCTTTGGTCTTTTTCATTTGCCACGACTCATCTTATTAGTCATAGCACGTTGGCCACGCTTGGGCAGCGGCTTAGGCTTGCCAACAGCAACCATGATGGCCACAGGCATAGCCTTCTTAGTGCCATAAGATTTGGACTCTTTTTTACCCATTTTGGGAGCAGACATCTTGCCGTACATGATCAATCCTTTGTGATAGGCCCACCAGACTTCCAAGCATCACAAGTGCGGGCCGCTGCACAAGTGAACTGGAACAAGTCGCAATAGCCAAGATCAGCCGCTGCAACGAATTCCTCATCGTAAGACAACTCGCCCTCATTCTCGTCTTTTTCCAGACCGCCAACAATGCACTGCATCATCTTTGGCGTTTGAATGAAGGCCGCGCAATTACCACAAAGCATCCCCTTTATCGACTCAGTGGGCGCGTTGTACATCTTTGCCTTCTTCAACCAGAAGGCTGTATTAGGCTCATCAGGGTTAGGAGGCCCATATCCGTAGTCCTTGAACGCATGATTGCGGTTCTTCAGATTTATGTGGACATCTTGTGTGGCGATAGGGCACACAACCCCTGACAGCATACCCATGTTAGGTGGCCTTTGGCTGTTTAGGTGGGCGTCCAGGCTTTTTAGCCGCAACTGGCGCGGTCATAGGAAGAGGACGGCTTTCTTCCTGTTTAGGTTCCGGCTCATCAATCAGGATGTAGCCAGCATGACCTTTCATGGACTCAATGTCGTGCGTGTAAGTGAACGAAACCGT